TCCATCCGGATGTATGTATACGCCATTCCGGAAAGCTTGTCGCTTGAGAACCATTTGCCGCTTGCCGCGTCGAGTGTCGAGTCAACGGTTTGCGACGGTCCGCCGAGATGGTCGGCAATGTAAAGGCTGTTCCGGTATCTGGTTCCTTGAGCGTTGCGAAGCGATCCCTCGGATGCCGAATCAAATTCGACTTTGACGTCATTGACGTAAACGTCGCCAAGCTCCTCGACTTCGTGGTCGCAATGCACAAGCACCATATGCAAAAACTCGTTGTCAGTTCCGGTCGTCTCCATGTAGACAACGGTTCCGCCAACTCTGACTTGCCCGTAAATATAAGACCGCGAGTCGGTTGATCCTCGGCTATTGATGCCGCGAATGTTTAGCGAGTCGCGTTCCTTGACGTTGCCGAATCGAGCCTTGGGAGTCAGGAGATTCGACCCAACCATCAAGGCGGCGGTTCCAACAACATTGGCGACGATTGCATTTACGCTTGTCGCTCCGGTTACGAATTTAACGATTGCGGCTCCGATTGCTTGGCTCATATCTAAATCCTATATTTGCTTGATGCGGTTTCATTATTGCGTCGCCCCAGTATGTCGGAGCGAAAGCTTGATCGTTGCCCGTGTTGACGGCGATCGTGAAATGTAAGCTGGTCTTGCCGGTCTTGTAGACTAGCAAGTCGCCGACGATTGATTGATTCGGGTCGATTGGCTTGAGATATTCGATCGAATTCAAAAGCCCTTCAATGCCGCCTGAACGCTTCAGAAGACGACAAATGGAATACGGATCGCGGAAGGTTTCGAACTCCTTGCAAATCGTAACGCCGAGCAAGTCCTGAACGCGATCGCGAGCTTGATGCGAGCAGTTGTTGTTCCAGCTAAAGGTCAAATTTTGGCTCCCCAAGTGAATTCCTTGTTCTGCAAATCAGCAACGAAACGAAGTGATCTGTCGGTCGAGTGTTTTTCTCGTTGATCTCGATCCGTTCGCCGTTCGCTAGATGGTCCGACGCCGTAAGCAAAGCCCTCGGCCTTGACGCTGATCGTGGCCGTCTCTCCGTCGTCGCTAAGTTCGGCAACGTCCATGAGTCCCGAGAACATCAAGTAAGGATCGGCGACAAAGGTTGAGGCTGTCGCCATGCAAGCGAACCAGAGATAGCAAGGAGCGTTCTGATACGTGTTCGACAGAGCCAAGCTGACGTGTGTCGACGGGATGCCGCTGATGCTATATGTGACGCCGCTGGCCGAACCGTCGCTTGTTTCCTTTGGCATCGAGACGCCGATCAAGTTGCCCAGGCCAGTATACGATTCTGAATCGTAAGTGATCGCAGATGATCCAGTCCAGAGACGCAAGTCGCCATCCGGGAATTCAAACTTAGCCAAAAAAGCCGGCTCGACGACCGCCGCTGTCAAGGCGGTGTTCATTGCAGAAGTCAGTCCGCGATCCATTATGCCTCCCGTGCTTTGATTGTTATGCCGGACAAAAACCCGTTGATGTCGATCGACCATCCGACGATCGGCTCCCTAAACCTCCAGTTCTGCGGATAGGTTGTCTGGCCTTGCAAATAATCATACAAGCCGCCGTCCGCGTTTAAATCATAACTAAACGTCTCGGACCGTCCTTCCATAGCGAGCAGAAAAGAGATCCAATTTGCCTTGATCGTGTTGTCCTTTATAAGCGGTATGGTTGCGTCCCATTCATACTTGTTAGAGCCGGTCCACTTGTAGACCTGAACGTCGCCCGAGAATGGACTGGTTGTTGCCGGCGTTGACCAAACCTCTCGGAAAGTAAACGCGTCAAATTTTGGGCTGCTTGGCATTGCTGGCATTATGTAACTCCTCTCGCTTTGTCGTCGTGTATTTTGGAAACGGCTAGAGAAACGCTTGTCGAAACGCTACCGGCGATGAGCCTTTGCAATTCCTCGCGTTCTCCGTTTATGTCGAAATTGTTGACGACGTTGATCGTCCTTCCACCGCCTCCGCCCATCCGATGATTCGGCGTGATGTTGCCGGCAGTTGATGGCGTGAAAAGCTCCGGACCGCGTTCGCCGACGATATATGATCGATCACTCGTTACCGGTCCGCCGCTTGCCTTGAATAAGTTGCTGAAGAATCCGCCGAATGGCTTGCTCAAGGATTCGGTGATTCCGGTGACGGCCAACTCGGTCAGGATGTTCTTGAGCGTGTCGCGAAGGTTGTCGCCTTGGATAACCGATCGAGCCAAACCGCGAGCCAGATCCTCGCCGAACTTCTTGCCGGCGGCGGCGGCCTTGTTTAGATTTTCCTTGATGTTGTCGATTTCTTCCGTGTTGTCCCTGAAAGTTTGACTGATGTCGCGAAAATCTTCCTCCAGTTCTTTAATCTTAGCCGAGTCGAATTCGCCCTCTTTTAGCTTTTCCGCCAGAGCAATTCGATCTTCAACAAGTTTTCGGTTCTTTTCGTGCAATACTTCAATTCTATCTAATCCTTCCGCTTGAATCTCGGCTTGCTCAATATGGAGGTTTTTCAGGACTTCTTGTCCTTGTCTTTGTCTATCAAGAAGATCATTTCGATCCCCAATCATCTTTTGATTCTCAGCCTCAACATCGGCAATCAGCTTTTGATTTTTTAGATAAGAAATTGCCTGATCGCTGAGTTTGATATTTTCATTATTTAGTTTTTGAATTCCAGCGATGTCGATCGTTCCGCGACCTATGCCTTGCAATTTTTGAACATCTTGCGTCGTAGAAGACAAGCGTTCTCTGTATGTCTCCAAAAGGTCAATGTCTGATGTACTAAGCAAAGTGAAATCACCACTATCCTTGATTTCCTTCAAGGTTGTTTTTAGCTCATTGAGTTCAGCTTGTAGGACAAACGACTCCAATTTCTCGGTCGCACTATCGATTCCTTCTCCGGCAATCTCTGCCAATTTACCTTTCGCGATTTGAGTTGTAAATTTGAACCACGCATCTCCAAGCATTGTGAGCTTGCCGTCAATGGTTTCCATTTGAGCGGCAACCGATCCGGAGAATGCCGTTTCTCCCAAGCCTATCAGGAATTCCTCGATCTTCTTCGCGTTGTTCTCGACGCTCGTTGTCGTTCCTCGGAAAATGAAGTCGATCGTCTCGCCTTGATTCTTTGCCTTGATACCAAACTCCTTGAGCCGCTCGAACTCCATGACCGAAGCATCAGCAACAGCCTCGATGAAATCCGTCAGAGATTTGCCCATCGCGAGAGATGTTTCGGTGTATGATTTCAAGGCTCGATCGCTTGGATCAAGTCCGAGATTTTTCAATCGTATAAAACCACCCGTGAGTTCCTCAAGCGATAGCGGCAAGGTAGACGCCAATCTTCCCAAAGATCCCATTCTTTTCTCAGCCTCTTCAACCGATCCGGTCGCAACCTTCAACATCCCAGAAAGTTTCTGGAACGAACGAAGGTTGTTGAATGTCGATTGCATAGCCGTGAAAGCCGTTTGAAGCGTAAACATTGCACCGGCTACCGAAGCCAGTTGACCGCCCAATCCGCCTAAGCCCTTCGGGATCATGCTACGGCTTCCGCCCTTGTTGACAGTTCTGCGGAGCCTTGAGAACGCTTTCTCGGCGTTGCCCATGTTCTTGACGACCTGACCGGTGTCGGCTCTAACTTCTAAAAAAACTGTTGGGATCTTAGCCATTTGTCGGGTTTGTTTTTACCTCTGAATTGAAAGTCGATTTGATGTATGAACTAAAAGAATCGACTCGCTCCTGATCGATTTCCTTGTCTTCGTTTGATTCTATTCCGTTGATCTTTTTCCACATCTGGACGCAAGCGAGATACTCGCCCCGACTCATCGCCCAATAATCCGCAGGCCGTAACCGGAGAGCGACAACAGCAAAAGCGAACTCATCTAATAAAGTCCGATCCCACTCGTCTCGCCCTCCGGCTGGCCGTCGTTTGCTCACTCCTCGTCTTTGCCGACCAGCCATGGAACAGAATTGAAGAGCAAGCCGGCAGCGTTAAATAGCGACTGCATATCCTCAACTCCATTGATGATTTCGTCTGGCGATATGTTCCGCTCAACGAGGTTCACCTGAATCAACAACGCGATCGCATCGAGGCTATCGAATAGCGAGTCGTTGTCCTTGTTGTCAATTTCAGCGACCAGCGACATCTTGCCGCCGGATCGCCTGTATCGCATCAAGGACGCGTTGCCGGCGTAGACCTCTCGATCCTCGCCGTTGATTTTGATTTTTATTGTCTGTTCTGTCATGACTGGCTGGCCGGTTTATTATTAGCTAGAGCTGATGGTGTCGGCTCCAACGCGTTTGATCGTTGCGGATGCCGTCAATGCTCCGTCGTGTGGAACATCAATCGAGAAACCCTTGAGCAGAGCTTCGAACGTGTGAATGTGAGAAGCCGCTGGGCCGCTCAACGTGATCACGAATGTTGCCGTTGCCGCTGCTCCGATATTGTCTCGGAGATAAGCCTGCCCGACGTCGGCTGGATCATAAACCATTTCAAGGGTCATGTCGTCCGTGTTGATTAAACCGGAAACGAAGTCCCGATTTTGAGAAGCGTGAGAAGAAACATCGATTTCGTCAGCGGAGTCACTAGGAATTCCAAACGAAACAATGTTGCCGATCGCGTTTGTTTCGACCGAGATGGTCGCTCCATTTGCTGCATATTTAGCCATTGTATTTTTCCTTTGTTGTTATTGTTGTTCGGAGAACTAACTCCACGTTATTTCAAGGGTAAAAGCCCCTTCAAAAATTTCTGCCGATTCTTCATAATCAGTGTCGAATCGAATCCATCGGGTCTTCCCGAATGTCGTCGATCCCTGAGTGAATTTGGCGTTGGACAAGAGCGATCGCATATCGTCATGGATCTCATAAACCTTCGTGATCGTGTCGGCGTAAATGACGATCTCGACCGTGTCCTCATGTAGAAGGCCGGAGTCGTTGTGCGTGTCCACTGATCTCTCGCCAACCGTATTGATCACCGCATATGGCTTCGTTGATCCTTGCGGCGCGCGTGTTGGATAAAGCCTCGTGTCAATCTCGTCGGAGATCGCCGAGTTTGCTAGAATGTATGTTCTCAAGTCTGCGATCATCTCAGTCCTCTTGTCAAAAATTTGATTCGCTTGGCGATTCGCTTCTTTATGAATTTGTGCATTCCGGCCTCTACCTTTTGAGGCGTTGCAAATGCCGAATATGCGTTGTTTATAATTCTATATCCACCGCGACCGTTTGCCCCGTATTCGACCATCGTGATATACTTGGCAGGGAAACTATACTTTCCAGATGGTTTCTTGTAAGAAGCCTGACTGTTGATGCCAACGCGAATAGATCGATCTCCCTTCGTTTTTCGATTCGTGATCACCATTGATTTCGCTAGGTTACCAGTCACTTTCGGCAAGGCTCGCGTGATATATTGCAAGGCCGGTTTGAGAGCGTCCTTGATTGATAAACCGATTTGACTGTCCACCCATTTTTCGTCGCCGAGTTTTCTCAAATCATTGATCACCTCGTCCAATCCGGTAGCCTTTACGCTTAAACCTTGACCGGCTGTTCCGGATGCTTTGAATCTCTTGGAGAGTCCTGTATCACGACCCATCGTTTTCCCTTTCTTTGATGGCTCGCTTTCGGAGGCGTATGCCGAGTGTCAAATGATAACTCGCTAAGACTCCCGAACAGATAGAAACAGCGGCTCCAATGATTCCCAAAATCTCGCTGACGCTAGCAATCGAGGCGAATGATCCTGCCAATCCAAGAGCTGCGGAATAAAGTGATTTTATGAAATGATCCTCCATGTCATTTGACGTCTAAAAATTTCTTATCTTGTAGGCCAAAATTCGCAGACCCATGATCCTTCAATCGATCAACCGTTGCGACTAATTCGTCCACGTTCTTCTCCAAATATTGCAATCGAAGATTTTGCTCGGCGTCATCCGGTAAAGCTCCTAACTCGCCCCTGGGCCATTTGATTCGGAATTCGCTATTCATGCCGATCTCGACGTCCCGGATGTTTTGACCATTCTCAAGCGATGCGATTCGGCTGGTCATATTGACGTAGCCAGTAACCGAGACAACGGTGAACCCAATCAACGCAATGAGATTGCGAAGCGGAATGGTAACTGCGGTTTTGTCTGATATGTCCATGGCTATTTAACTTGAGAGCTGCCGAAATAGAATCCAAGGATTGCGAGCATCCCTTGCCGAACTTCGGGAAGAAGGACGAAGCCCTCTAGATGTTTCCAGCCATTGATACCAAGCCCCAGAAAGCTCAGAATGCCGCCCTTCGCCTTTTCGACCGTAACGGGAATATCGAAAAATGCCATGACAAAAGGAGCGAAGATCATTGAGAATAGAATGCAAATGGCGATCAACCTGCGAATCCAAGCACCGCCAGAGCCGTCGCGTTTGGCTGCTCGATCCGCTGAGTCGTCGGCAACCTTCTGACGATTGATCATGTTGTCTATAGCCTTCGCCTGTATAGACATTTGAGCCGAGATCAGCTTCATCACGAAGCCCGTCACGCCGCCGCCCAGCATTGCTATCAATTCGCTGCTCATTGATCATAAATGTCTGAGGATTTTTTCCAGCATTTTGCGAATCAGCCGGCTTGCCTCTCTTAGTAAAAGCAACACTGCTTCACGAAGAAAAAGCTTGTATGGTTTTGCTCGTCGTTTGATTTGACGAATGAATGATGAAAGT